AGATTTCCACCAATTTTCACACGACCTGTAACAGTTAGAATACCAACTGTTGTAATACCTGTGGCAAATATATCTCCATCAGGACTTATGGTGACTCCTGATCCAATTAGAACATCATTTTGTAGAGTTGAAATACCTGTGACATTTAACTTATCGGTAATAATGTTATCTGTTCCAGCAGCACCAACAATAGTTGCAATACCAACTGAGAATTGAACATCTAAATTATCTCCAAAGTTAACTGTTGCAGCAGTTCCAACTGCACTTCCACTATTTTTAACAGTGATACCAGATCCAATTCCGATTACACCTGTCAATGCAGATCCATCACCAGCAAACTCAGATGCAGTTACGATTCCAGATGAATTTATATTTCCATATGAAGTTGCAGTTAAAACACCTGTAATGTTTACACTACCAATAACATCGAGTTCTTGAGATGGATTTGTAGTGCCGATGCCAATCTTATCAACACTTACAACTACTGAATCTTCATCTTTTGATACTAGACCAAACTTTCTCCAAGAGTTCTGTGTGGTATAAACCCAACCAGCGTAACCAGACTCAGATGGTTTAGTGGTGAGAACCACATCTCCAGCAGCACCACCGACTGATGGTGTTGCGATTCCAACTGTAATCTTTCTAGCAACCTTGCCATCACCCTGTAATTGTAATGATACAGCTTCGATACCATCAACAGATGTAGATGTTACTTTGTTAGTAAAGATAGATGGGCCATTGAACTCAGATAATACATCTTTATTTGCACCACCAGTAACTTTGATTGCATCTGTGTCTGTCTTATAAACATCATGTCCTTCGCCAGTTACAGATGTGATAGGTGCATCAAATATCTCTTCTTCACCTGTTGTTCCTTTGATGACTTTATTACCAATAAAGTATTCACCAACATCATTCAAACCTGTATAGAAGTTTTGTCCTCCACCACGTTTCTGTGTTTGACCCAACTTACGATCTTCTGTGGATAGAACCTTCGTTTGTTTTTCGGGTAAAGCAACTGAGTAGTTACCTTGACCAAATCCAACATACTCAAATGTTTGGTTTGCAGCACGAATGAGTGAATTTCTTCTTGATTCAACAGGGACTACACGAACTTTCTTAATCTGTGTTCCCGATACATGATTAGTTGACTTAGTTCCAAACACACCTCTGAATACAGAGTTAATTGATGTGTTCTTGATTCTCATCATCTCATCGTTGACCATAATATAGTCACCAATATTCAATCCACTTGCAGTCGCATCAGAGATACTGATTGAAGATGATGTAGATGTGATACCAGCAGAGAGTGTTGTAGTAATTCCAACAAAGAAGTTAGACATTCTACTTCCAATCTTCTCATCATCAGCACTAATCGCACCATCGTTTGATGTGTATCCGCCAGGGAATCCGAACACTGAACCAGATAAAGTTGGTGCGGATACGGTTGATACGCCAAGATTAACTGTAAATGTGCTGAGTCCTACATTTTCTTGAACAACAAAGACACCATTATATACGGTTTGTCCAGCTCCAGCCAACTTAATCTTAGATCCAGCAAGTAGACCGTGTGCAGTAATACCAGTTCCAACTGTTGCAATACCAGTTGTAATGTCATATGAAATCTGTGTGACACCAATTGCAGGGCCAACGAATGACATTATAGAATCTGAAGTTGCAGAACCAACTGTAATATTATTACTATCTCCTCCTAATGATCTACCGAAGTGAATGACCTCTGTAGATGCAAATGACACTTGTTTTGAATCAGGCGTTGCAGTGACACGGAACGTATTATTAAGTTTCGAGTTCGTGTCAGATCGAATACCAGCGATCTGTACGACTTGATCAACAGCACTATAAACATTTGTGACTGTTAACACACCAACAACATGTCCAGCAGCAGTTGTGACGCCAACCACCTGTACAGTGTCATTAATACCATACGCACCACCACCATTTACGATTGTGACTCCAGTGATACCACCACGAGCGTCAATAGTGATGTTTGCAGTCGCACCACCACCAGCTGTACTACCAAGTCCAACACCAACAAGTTTTGCACCATGTAATGTTGTAGCAGAACCCTCTCCATACGCAACACCAGATGATCCAATACCAACAGATAGAATTGAATTTAAATTATGTTCAACAGATAAGTATGCAGTATGAGCAAGACCAGCACCATTATCAGAAACGATACTTGTGATTCCTACACTAATACCATTCTGTAGTAGGAATTTATTTTGTGTATCCTTTGTAATACTATTCTTTAAATCACTTGATGCGACTTTACCAATAGTTTTAGATACAGCGTGACTGATTGCTGCATCAGGGTCAGAGACTGGATTATCACGATCAACCTGTGGATAGAGATCTTTAACTGGTTGACTAAATTTATAATTTGTAAATGGTGATACAGTTGGTTTAACATCATAATGTAGACACGTTAAGTGATAAACACCGTCTTGTTCTCCTGTGATATGTTCTTTGACTTCCTCTGATTCATAAATGTAGAAACTTTGTGCATATTCATTCTTCGAGAAGTTAGGCATATTATCTACAGTTCTTGTCTGAGAATCTAGAGTTGATGTGCCTGGATCCGCATCAAGTGAATATTGAAATCCTCTTGCACTTGTAATACCTATAACTGAGAATTTTCCGTTAAATCCAGAACTACCAATACCAGTAGCGTTATTACCAGATGTGATCTTATTAACGTTAACAACTGAACCAACAGTTAAGTTATGTGGTTCTTCTGACATCACTGTTGCAACATTACTATTCCAGTTTGCCTCATTGATGAAGTGGAAGTTTCTCTGGTCATCAATATTAGTCAATGATGTAGTTGTGATTTCTGCGTCAGTTGAACCAGTTGTATCACTTGTCTCTTGTAAAACATAACCTTCGATTGGTGGCCTTGCAGTTGTAATTCCAGCAGGGATAACATATCTAAACTTATAAATTGAATCATCAAGACTTCTTGAATTTTCTTTTCTTATAAAGAATGATTTTGGTGTATTAGATCCAAGAGCAGTTGTTCCAACACTTACAAATGTAGGATAAATTTCATTGTTAGTTCCCTCAATTGAAACATTGACGAACCAGTGTTTGTTTATATTATCAAATTGAATAGGATGTCCGATGTCACCTGACTTCTTATCTGATACACGACTGACAACGGTAAGTTCACCACCAGTGTTATTGATAGTAAGAGCTGTGCCATCCAATGCATCATTTAAGGTTCTTGCGACTTTAAGATCATTCGCATTACTACCCTTGATGGTAAAGTAAACTTGATCCTCTTCGAGTCCATCAGGTAAGAAACCATCATTTGCAAAAATACGAATTGATTCACCAGTAATTAATTCATGATCACTCTTTAAAGATATAATATTGGAACTGATACTACTTACACCAACAGCGTTTGATACAACATATCTTTTCTCTCCTGTATTAGTTGTAATACCAGTTGTAGTTGGCATTACAATCTTAGAAACGAAATCACCTTCGTTTCCATTTATGTTAAGTTGTAATCTTATCTTATCATCCAGTGCAGCACCAAATCTAAACCCATCTACAACATGTGGTGGTGGAACGTCTTTGTTTGTAAATCCTTCAAAGTATAATCTTGTTGATGCACCTACGCCGATTGTCTTGTCTACATCAATTGATAAGTAATCAACATTTGCAGTTCCATCAGTAATTTCTTTTGGTGGAATAATATGTGTAATATACGCAGCATTATCTGGAGTAAACGCTTCCTTTTTAAATCCATCAGATAGAAGTGCGTTCTCACCAAAGTTAGCATTACAGTTTGCAAGTGATAGTTCACCACCTGTGTCTGCTACATATTGACTCTTATGACCGATTGCAAATACAGAAACTGCCTGAACGATTGAATCGTTTGATGCACGAACATGAGTTGATTCATACTCTGGACGATAGATAGCAGATGGATCTAAGTGTAAGTTATCCACACTTGTGTAATCTTCATACTGTCCAGATGTTGAATTATATCTAACAAACGCCTTGTCATCTTTCTGTAATGCGTTACCTGTGAACTGTGCAAGTAATCCACTCTTAAATCCAGTTACCTTAGAACCATCTAGGTGAATACCATTCATACCAAAGACTGATCTCTTCGATAGGTTGAATAAGTATGGTGAAGCAGAGTTGATTGTGTCAACCTCAATGTTCACGTTTGCACTTGTTAGTGTAGGTAGTGGATTATTTGGTGCGGAACCGACAATATACTTGAACTGTGTATTTGAAACAACTTCAGATACAACAAAGATACCATTATATCCTGATGTACTAATACCAGAGATACGAACTGGAGTATCAATTGAGAGGTCTGTAAGAGTTGCATCTAAATCAACAGTCACAGTTGTAGATGCAGTTGCACCGTCACCAGATTTGATAGATGAAATACCAACCTGTTGTCCCTTTGAACCAACAATACGATATTCTTCAACTCTTGTCTGGAAATCAAGACTACCTGATGGGAAGTCTGGTTCAATTGGTCTTCCTGTACCAGCATCATATACATCACCAACCTTTTGATAGTACATATCAAGATCAGTTGATGTTGAAGTTACATCAATGAAACTATCTTTGATACGAACTGTGTTTGCACCATCAGCATACTCAAAACAAGTTAGTTTATGGTGAGAGAAACTTGGTGTGAATAAGTTTGCAGTATAGTCTTTATATACGTTACCTGATGGATCACCATCAAAAATAGTGAACTGTGAAATATAACAAGCACCTGTGAGTCTGAATATCGCACTTGGTTCAATATTACCGTTCTCTGGATCTGGAACATATTTTGGTCTTATTTTTGTCTTACGAAGATCTTTACCTACAATTGATGTGCCTCTTGGTATGATTACACCACCACGAACACTATTTAATTTGAATAGTTCGTTATCAGGTGATGTTAAATCAAAATTACTACCTAATCCAAATGGACTTATTATTTGATTAGTCTCTCCAAATCTTGTTGTATATCTTGCCTCTCCACTTACATCAACAGGTATAAATCCTGGCCTGTTGTCCACGGTATGTGTACCAGCAGCGAGGATTATAGTTGTTAAATCGAACTTATCATTTCTTTGTCCTACAACATAAGAGAACCTAGCAGCTTCAATTAGAGCTCTCTGTATCGTTTTAAATGGTCGTGTTTGGGAGTTTCCTTGGTTTTCAATACTATCAGTCGCATCCAATTCGTTAGGGTCAACGTAGATAACATTACCTTGTATATTCTTTAGAAAATTCTCCAGTCTTGAAAGAGGCATCCTATTCTTCTCTAATTACAGATTCTATCTAAGTTTATTTATGACGAGTATCTTTAGAACTATTAAACCAGAAAGAAAGAGCATAACGATCTCTACCTACCACTCTAGTCACATGATGTTTGTATTGAGAATTAGAAAAAATTAATAATTTACCAGTCTTAGGTTTCACTTCAAAATCTTTAAATCCAGTATAACCACCTTCAAAATCATCATTTAAATAAAGAAGTGCAGCAAATAAGTCATAAATGCCTTCTTTTGCAGAACTATCATAGTGTGGCTTCATAAAAGTCCCTGGCGTCCATCTTATAACACCCACATAATCTGGATTAGATCTATCATCAAATGATTTGCAAACACGAGTGACTTTATCAACAACTTTGGTATAAAACTCTGAGGTTTCTTCCTTAGTATCTAAAAAATCAGCATGACCATGATAACAAGACTCATCTAACATTTCATCTTGTCTTGCATAATGTCCAGCAAAATCATAATAATCCTCTTGAGGTTCAAAAGTTGGAATGGTATCTTCACTATGACCCACAGCAGTCGTGATTCCAAGAGATTCATTAGTGTAATTGATAATTTCCTCACACTGACTTGGTGATATGAAATTATCTTCAATATATATCAACTTCTTCATTGATTATACCATATACTAAGAACAAATCTCTCACCATTTACAGTCTTACTAACTGAATGTTCGTATATTGAATTTGAGAAGATAAGTAACTTACCTGTTTCTGGTTTTATCTCAAACTCATTAAAACAAGTATGACCACCATCAAAATCATCATTCAAATAAAGAACTGCTGCAAATAAATCTGGTTCTTGATTAGGTCTATGTGGATCAATATGAGGTCTCATAAAAGTGCCAGAGGGCCATCTTACCACACCAGCATAGTCTATAACTACTCTTGAATCAAATGACTTACAAACATTTGTCACTTTATCAACGGCATTATTCTTTTGCGATTCAAAGTATATTCCGTCAAGAGTTGTTAGGTATGTATCACCACCTCGACTCTCACCACCATAAGGCATCTCATTTGGATTTGATTTAGATAGCTCAATAAGTTCTTGACACTCATGAAGAGAAATAAAGTTCTCCTCAACATAAATTAATTTTTTCAAGCGGTGTAAGTGTTAGGTGGGCCTGCAAATCGAGGATCAGTATATGTCCTTTTATCCTCATCAATTTTATTTGGATCAAAGTTTGGATCTGGATAATCCTCCCAACTATTGCCCTCATACTCAACAATCAGAGGATTAATATCCTTTCTCTCACCATATACATGATAGAAACAATCAATAGTTGACAAGTCAGTAATCAAATCAGTATTAGTTGAATCTTCTGCGATAACAATAAATTCATTATTAAACTCTTGAATTACAAGATTTTGATTTGATCCAATTGGTTGCAACTGAACAGTGATACTATCTTCATGAACTAAATCTTTCCAATAGTATGGCAATTGAATTACATTTGATTCTTTTAGTCTACCACGATAGTAAACTCCCACCTCTGGGCCCTCAATACAGGCATAACGAAGACGATGACCCTTTCCTTTTGTAGGATGAACTAAATCAAATGGTTTTGGTTTTGCATCCGCAGCACCGAATCTAGCAGCGAGTTTACCTTTATTACCACAATCAACCGCACCAGAGAAGAAAGCATCACCTTCCACATATAATTTATTTGTTGGGCCTCCACTTATGTGTAAAGCGTTCGCAACTTTACCATCGCCTACTATTTTCACACAACCATCAGACTTCATTGCTAAACTTGCAGTACAAGTTGGTTGAGAGTCAAGTGGATTCTGTTCAGCAGAATTTGATGTTATATTTAAAACTGCTTCGTAACCTGGCGATGCAGCAGTTTTTCCAACATAAACAGGGCCATTCAAGACCGCAGTTCCAGTTGGTGAAGTATCAGGTGGAACAAAAGAGACATCATTCGTTCCCACCACCAATTTATCAAGTTGTTGTCTAGATATGTTCATTATAACGTTGGGGGAGTGATAGTTGTTGCTGCCTTTAAAACTTTAGACATAGTTCCAAAAGCCTCATCAGCAAAAGAAGCTGACAATGTGAAACCAGATTTAAGTTCTAAAAAACCTTTACTTATTATATTAGTGGTATTATCTGCTTTTATCAATATCTTTTCACCTTGAAGTCGAACATCAGGTGCATCTATAGTGGCAACCCTAGTCGCCTTTGCAAGAAACTGGCCATCTTGACCACCACCAACAGCTTCAAAATTAATATTTCTTGCTCTAAAGGTAATGTCTCCATTCTCAACATCAAAAAGAATATCACCTTTTTTAGCTTTTATGATTTTTGCTGGTAATTGACTAATATCGCCAGGGCTTCTAACTTTTAGACCTTCACCAAGGATCTCCATTGAGCATCCTGGCGTATATAGAACTGCTTTACCTGTGCCAGGCCCCTTACCAGTGCTACCTTGACCAGTTCCAGAATGAAAAGAAAAAGATTGTGCTTCCTGTGTCTGAACTTCATACAAAGTTTCACCATGTATGCTACTCTGTCCACTTTGAACACAATATCTTAGTTTAACATCTCTTTCTAAATTTTGTTTATCCTTTGGTGCTTTCGACATTTTACTTTGTAATACAACTAATAACTGTGACAGCTGACTGTCTTACGCTCTCTACTAGTTTAGACGCATCTTGGACTTTTGTAAAGTTTAGAACAGGCAGTAACCTACCACCAACTCCAGTTTCACTATTTATCGTCAAATCTGGAAGATTGGTAAATCCAAATCCACCATTGGTGACTTTTGCACCTATTATACGGCCATCCTGTATTTCTAATTCAACCTCTGCTCCTCCAGATCCAATTTCAGATCCAATTCCAGTTCCAGTTCCAGTCCCAGTCCCAGTCCCAGTTCCAGTCCCAACTCCAGTTCCAGTTCCAGTCCCAGTCCCAGTCTCAGTTCCAGTCCCAACTCCAGTTCCAGTTGTACCACCATCAACTGTAACTGTATCACCTTCTTGATAACCAAATCCAGTGTTCGTAACGACAACATCTCCTAGTGATGTAACGAATGATTGTTCGCCATCATAGTTTGCATTTGGATCTGGTAATACTTCTTTTGTTGTCAGTGTTGTGAGTGGATTTCCATTTGCATCAACCATTTCATTTCCATTATCATCAGTCATTACTTCAAGAGTTGTCTCTGTTGTATTTGGCAAATATCCTTGGCCTGGGTCAGTGATCACAACATTTACAACACCCAATTCAGTTCCATTTGGATCGGATACATATAATCCATCAGTATTAGGCACACCACCAACAGTGATGTTAAATCCAGTAAATGAAGGAGTGTTTGCATCGATGCCGCCAGCAGCGCTGGCATTTACACCACCAATACCACCTACACCACCTATGGATGGTAGACCGCCAGCAACACCAGCATTGACACCACCAATGCCAGCTGAAATGGGTGGTGGTAATTGAGGTGTCGGAGGGGTAATTACTTTTGGTGATGAAATCGCAGTTACCTCAAAAGTAACGTCATCATCTGGAGTCTCTCCTCCAAGAGAATTGCCAGGGATGGTTATTATTTCACCAACAAAATATCCAAGACCTCCAGAATTAATTATAAGTGTATCTATGAGTCCAGTTTTGCTAGTAAATATATCAAACAAGGCTCCTTTTCCATCAATTCCTTTAGATGCTCCAAATGAAGAATATTTTCCATATGGGCCTTGTGAAAAATCTTTTACATCATTAGACAACTCATCTTGAATGATGATAAACTCAGTAGCTTCATATGGGCTTATTGCGGTAATTGGGCCAGTTTTTACTGCATCCTCTGTATCTTCTGATACTTCGGGAACAGCTGTAACAAGACTTGTGTTTATGTCACCAGCGCCTGCACCAGTTCCACCACCTACGCCGCCTGCACCAGTTTGTGTAGCCACAGGAGCACCGACAACCACAGGGAATGCTGCAGCAACCAAACCTTGACCACCTTCTCCATTTACAACAATTGGTTGACCATCAACAGTCAAAGGTGATCCACCAACACCACCAGCACTGACAGGCGTTCCTCCAATTCCACCAGCAACCACTGGATCTCCATCTACTGTAAAAACTGGTGTGCCATCAGTAGTTGTAACTGGAATTCCTCCAGCACCACCAGCGTTGACAAGACTATTGTTTGAAGTCACTGGTAATCCACCAACAGCACCAGCAGCGACATTTGTTCCGTTAGTTAATGGTGAAACAGGCCCCATAACTGGATAACCTCCAGCGCCAAATCCTTTATCACAACTATCAAAGAAAGAGAGTAAAGGTGGTTCCTTAAATCCAAATCCTGGCCCATTGATTGATACACCTATGATATTACCAAGTGCATTTACAATCGCACTTCCAGTTGCACCTTGGCCACTACTACCTATAAAGTCTACTCTTGGTGGGCCACATTGAAGAACGTTTGTTGAACAATCTGGTGCAGATGGTATTGCTGGAATCGCACTATCAAGAGTGTTTAAAAGTCCAGTTTCTAATTTTTTAAGACCTATCTTTTCTATTATTCCACCAAAATCCTCAGCGCCATTTTTTGTCACTCCATTTTTTGAAGAAAATGTGCTTGGTTCTGGACAATTCATTTTATCACAATCAAGAACATTTGTAATAATATTTGCAAATTTAATTGCTTTTGAAAAAGTCTCACTTGGAGCACCAATACCACCACCTTGAATTTTATTCAACTGAGAAAACATACCACCCAAATCATTATCAATGATACCGTTAATTTGTCCAAACATATCACTTAAAAAATTCTCAACACCACAAATAGGAACATCTAAAACTTGACCTATCATGTTTTCCAAACTTTTTGAAAGATAATCTCCAAGTGCTGCTTGTATTTTTTCAATATTACAAAAAATAACATCGGTCAAATTTTTCGTCGCTTGACCTACAGGAGCTTGTAATGTTTTTGGTGTTTTATCTTTTAAATTTAAATTTAGTTTGTCAAGAGTATCTTGAATTAACCATGATCTAGCACGACGAATTAATTTTGTAGTTGAGTTTTGAATTCTTGCTGATGTTAATTTTATTTCCTCTTGAATATCAACAACACCACCATATATCGGGTCAACAGCGGATCCACCTCCAATGGCTTGCAGTTGTTCCATCTTTCGAGTGAACTTTTTGATTGTATTACTTATTTTTGCTATCTCATTATCTTCACAAGCAGTATATTGATCAACGGTAATATTTGTCGCTGCTTCTTTTTGTTCCTGTGCTGGAGTTTTGACACTCTCACCATCAGTAAATGTTCTAACTGCTGGTGAAGCTGGTTTCCAGTTTGCGTTATATCTTGTCTTTCCAGATCTTTGAACTACTTTTGGTGGTGTATAGGGAATGAAAGATGTATATTTTTTAGATTCAAAATCTTTATTTGATAATTGATCTCCGATAAAAGATTGTTTAAATAAAGTTCCAAAAATTACAGGTTGTTGTGCGTCATCACCATCAAAGAAAAATCCAACAACTACTTCTCCACCTTGATATTGCATTGTTTGTCCAGCACCACCTACAGTCGTAGTATTTGATGGTAAAAGAACATGCGCCAAAGGTAAATCTTTATCTGGTAGATCTTCTTCAGACGCATGATATCCTACAATACGAACACGGCATCTGAAGGTGTATATATCTTCACCATCTTCAGATCTTTTCTTTTCTAAAGAATCTCCCCACTCTCCTTTATCTGGATCGGTCACTTGACCAATCCACCACTTCATAGGATCTTTTCCAAAAAAGTTTTGATACATCTAATTAATCGTCATAGATTAAACACTCAGGTTCATCTGGGTGTTGATCACAAAATAATTCTAAAGCATTTGGATCATGATGATCGCCTGCTTCTATTTCTTCTTTGTGATGTTCGACATACTCTTCAAGTTCATGTAACTCTTCCTTTGCATGTCTTCTTGCTGCTGGATTCGATTGTGGATCGTCTGCAATTTTTTTATCGTATTCAATGTGATCTTCGATTGATTTCATTTGATTCTCCTGTTTCTTTTATTTAAGCGGTAAATAAATCTCTAATTAGATTAAGTTGAGTTGAAGACTTTCCGCCTCCTATCACATGTCTCAATTCAGAAATTAAATACTTTCCACTAATATCATTGTCTTTATCCTTTCCAAATTGATCTGTGGTGTCTTGATTTTCTTTTGATTTAAGAGGGAATTGAACTTCAATCATCTGTCCAGCTCTTAACTCAGGATTTATCGGGACTGATATATTTAAGGATTGAGAAAACAATAAGTTATTCCTAATATAAGATTTATTTTGATAAACGGCAAGCTCATTTCTCTTCTCAACTTCTTCTTTCTTTGATCCTTTTTGTAAAGCTCCTTGATCTAATATTCTAAACATTAATCGAGTTGGTTTTTCTTTTAATGTTTCAATTACCTTCAAAGGTTTCTCTGGATTTAGTTCAGAAATATTAAAATCTGTCTCTTCGTAAGTTTCATTTTTAATATCAACATATATTGTTCTATTTGAATACATACCCATTCTTGCGTTGATACCCATATCATTTGATTGATTTAAATTGCTTTCAATGAGTCTAAGATCAGTTTCTGTTGGACGATCTGGTTTTTGATATGAAAATTTTGGTTCTTGTTTTAGTAAATTCTCAACTGATTTAAAATGATAACCATCTATATTCTCAAAAAATAAAAAACCAAAATTCTTAGAGGAGGCTTGTGCTTTCGGACATAACCATTGAATCTCCCTC